TCCGCCCCCAGTTCCTCGAGCGTTTGCCGTGTTAAGAGCTGAAACAACTGCTCGGCTGAATCCTTCCTCATCGATTGCGCTTGGTGCATTGACGTTGATTGTTACGCCAGACGCAGCTGCGATTCCAGCAAGAGTCGTTGTATTGACACCAGACTGAGCAAAAGTTGGCATTGAGATTGCGGTTGTTGATCCAACTGGAACGCTTGGCGCTGACGCCACAACTTTGGGTGCTGTTGTGACTGGCGCTGGAACTGAAGTCTTTGGACTAACCAATGCAGCATTAGCAGATCCACTTGATGGTGGAATTATTGACGCACCGCCAAAAGGAAGACTGGCCGTTGGAACACTTCCCGTCATTGTTGGTGAAGAAGTCGCGATATTTGGAATGGTCGAGATATTAGGCAAAATTGGAATTGCGTTATAGGCGCGAATAATTTTATTCACCGCATCAATAACGTCATTAGCCAATTCTTTGACTTTGCTAGTAACTGTGCCAATGATGTTAATAATTCCAGCGATTGTTGCGCCAACGGATTTTATAGCGCCAACCAAAGCAGTCTCAAAAATAGGCACTAAATAAGTTTTAATAAAAGACCATAGGTCGCGCAGAGCTGCTTCGTTATTCTTAAAAGCCTCAACGATTGGATCAATAGCTGCTCTTTTGGCTTCTTGAAATTTCGGTATCAAGACATTGACAACATAATCTAAGAGTCTTTGAATGACTGGCAGCAGTTGAGCGCCAATTGCTTCTTTGGCCTCATCGAAGCCGACTTTCAATCTGGCTATTTGACCCTCAAAAGTATTGGCTTGAGTAGCCGCTGCACCGCCAAAAGTCTGACCCAGTTGAGTTACTGCACCTTCGAGACCCATAGTCTTAATTTCTGCAGCTGATAAACCAATTCCAAGACGAGCGAGAGAAGCCGTATTACCTTCATAGGCTTTACCCAAAGCATTAGATACTGTTTCAACGTCTTTGCCAGTAGCGGCTGAAATGTCAAGAGCGAGAGTTAAAAGTTTTTGTGATTGCTCGACTGATCCAGTTGCTGTTGCAAGTCTTTGCAAGGCAGGGCGAAGTTTGTCATCCGCTACGCCGGTGGCTAGTGCGGTTTTGCTTATCTGGTCTTCAACAGCCTTGATTTGGGCTTCTGTGGCCCCTGTGACGTTCTCTAAGGCTAGGGCTAGGCGCTTCTGTGCAGCTTCATCTTCTATGGCCGCTTTGACGCCTTCAATGGCTAATTTGCCAGCATAGGCAGCAGCCGCGGCAGCGGCAGCAGCAAAAGCCGCCGCAGCGACTTTGCCGAATTTTTCTAACTTATCGCCAAAGCCTTCAACCTCTTTGGAACCAATGTCTAATTTCTTTTTTAGGTCATCGACATCGGCAAGAATGGATAACTTAAGGGTTCTACTTCCAGCCATTAGTCGTCCCACTTTCCGAGAATCTTAGAAAAAGCATCTTCCCACTTTGCAATTAATTGAGGCTGAATTTTGCGAAGTGCCGGATAGATGAAATAGCCAGAATTTCCTCTGCCTTGTCTTGGGGTGCGTCGTGGGAATTGACGATAACGATTAGATCCGAATTCATAACCTGCCCAGAGGTCTTTAGTTGATCCCCCACCAGAAAAGCGCTGACTCGCGAATCCATAAGAGAACTCGCCAATCTTCGAGGTTTTGGAAACTTTAACGCCACTTGTAATGCGATTGACAACGGCCTGTCCGAAAGTTCTTGTGATGCCGTAGGCCTTAACCTCGTTGGCGGCATATTGAGCCAACGCAAAACTTTCCCGTTTAGCCGCATCAATAGCTTCATCATCCATCGCTTTGAACGCGGTAATGATTGAACGAAGTTCGCGCTTGTCATAGCTGATTGGTTCATCTGCCACGTCCGTTGCGCTCCTTCAATATGTCAATCGCCGTTAATACTTGCTCGATGTCCGTCCATTCGCTCATCGGGATTCCTGTCGCGATTGCGACTTCAATGAGAAGCCGATTTACGCTTCCGGACTCGTAGCTTTTGGGCTTTCATCCCCAATCAACATTTCATCAATTGAGAGTTCCCAAATTTCTTGCGACTTTGTGGGTTTTCCAGCTGCTTCTCGCTTATAAGCGTAATAAGCAAGATCTAGAAAATCCGCTTGCTGGTATGCCGAAATATCCTTCATTGAATAAATCGACTTGCCAGTTTTGCGTTCCCACTTAGCCCATTCAGGTAAGCCGGCCACATAAGTAACCGACTCACCTGTTATGTATTTAATTGTTATTGATAACTTCATCTCCCGATGCTCCGATCTCTTAGCTGAAGGTCTCTGTTACTGCGCCCTTCGATACCTTGAAGGTGAAGGATACTGTTTGCGCGTCAATTCCTGATCCGCCAGCAGTTGGAAACTCAGGCATAATCGGGAAAACGAATTGTGCGCCGGTTGCGGCCGTTAATGTAACGCTGATGTCTGTATCTGGTGCTGACTCTGCAGCTGCCCAAAGTGCTTCGCATACTGAGTTAGCCTTGCCCCAATCTGCGAGCATATCTAACTGGAATGTGCCTTCGATATTGACTGTCTTGTAAGCCTCGCCGTCGAGAGTCTGATACGTCTCGCGGACATTGGTCTTAGTCAAAACTGCGTTTGTCGCTTGGGCTTCGATATCTGTTCCACCTGTGAAAGATAGCGAAATGTCGCGACCGGTGATGACTGTGGTTGCCACTTTTTCTCCTTAGTTGGTCTGTGTGTAATAGGTGGAAACGCGAATATCAGCGACCAATAAATTGACCGCTCCCACTTGCGTAACCGATGGCCGTTCTACTGGGCCGACTGTGTAGCCGTCCGGAATTACTGCCAAAACTGAAAATATCAGTTGCTCGAGATTATCGAGTGATGCTGGGTTGGAAAGATAAGCGACTCCGCAAGTAATTGTCATATTGATCTTGGCGTGAATCGTTGAATCGTTGATTGTGTTTAATTCGAGATAAGGTGAATCTGGGACGAGAATAACCGCTGGAACTTGCACAGCTTCGGGAACGTATGAATAAACGTTAGCCGAAACGCCAGAGATTGCAGTCGCTAGCGGTGTGCGGATAGACGATAAAACTGTGGAGGCAGGCATTAACCCACCATCGCATCGGTATCAAGATATGGCCCGAGAAGACCAGTTACTTTGGCGAGAAGATTCTTGGAAAGTCTGTAAGGTGTTATTGCGAAATCGATTCCTTCGATTGATCCACCGGCAGCGGTTCTGGCTTGGAAGATTTCGACAGAAATAGCCAAAACTGCAGCTTCGACGTTAGCATTTCCGACATAGGTTGATGCGCCAGAGAGCGCAGCGTTTCCGGCTGGGATAATGTTCTTTTCCAGTATGTCAGCATTTGTGATGGCGGCGGTAAATACATAGGGGCCAATTAAATCATCTGTGACTGTGTGAGTGCCGTTAAAAGGCGCTCCGACACTTGTGATGACGACCGATTGACCTTCGGTGAATTCGTGAATTGTTGCGGTATGGAAATAGGCAACGTTATTTTCTAAAGATACTTTGTTAATTTTGCTCTGAAACGTAACGAGCATCGGCAAGACAAGATTTTCACTTGCATCCACAATGTCGGCGAGATAAGCGTCTGAATATAGGGAAGACGAGACGCCAAGAATAGTTCTTAGCTCTGCAGCCGTGACGATTGTTGGCATCTCGTTTCCTTTCGATTTAGAGGGTGACAGGCCAGCTCGGGAGCGGACTGGCCGTCACTTTTAGGGATTTAACTACGCGACCATCCAGCGGTATGCACCAGCGCCGACCTTTGTAGCCAATGCGCCGTAGCCGTAGTAGGCAACTTCGATTTGGCCATTAAGTGCGACGTTTGTCTGAAGACGGAAACGTGAAGATTCATACCAAGTGTATGCATCTGGGTTGATAACGATGATGGTGTTGTCGCCAACGCCTGAACCTGTTGTGAGGTTACGATCAACGCGGAAGTTCAACCCAAGAAGGTTTCCGACTGCTGAGGTGCTGGAAAGATTTCCACCTTGGTTCATATTGCCAATGAGGTTCTGATAAATCGGACGGCCGTTATCAGCGAGGTTCTGAATTGCGCCCCATTGCTGAGGAGATGCGATGATGTTTTGCGCGAATCCGAGAGTTCCAGCGTAGATTGAAACGCCAGCATCGGAAACGAAGTCAAGAAGACCAGCAGCATCAAGAGTGCGGTTTCCGCCGTCAGTTCCGCCAGCGATAAGGCCGGTTACAACTGCAACGTCGGTTGCCTTTGCGTATGCGTATTCCATTTGACGAACGAGTTCATCAAAGAACGCTGGTGAAGAACGATCAAGAAGTTCAACAGAGAAAGTTTGTCCGCCTGCATACTTCTTAACGGATACTGAAAGGAATTCGTTTGTCATTCCTGTCTCATCAATTGCAGCTGCTTCGGCTTCTTCGCCTACTGTTGGAACTGCAGTGATTTTAGGAATCTCGAAAGACATTCCTGCATCTGGAAGAACGCCGCGAGATACCGAATCAACGGCTGGGCGATCTGCGTTGGAAAGTGGGTTGATGATTTCGGTCAATTGACGTGTTGGGATGAGACCAGCGTTGTTGCTTGTGGTGTCATCTGCAGCCATCACATATTGACGTGCAGAATCATCACCGAGCTTAGCGCGAACGCTATTCTCGAGATATTTCGCCTTTGTGAATTCAAGGCGAGGAGTGGTGAAGAACGCTGGGCGTGATGCCGCAACAGTTTCCACCTTGGCAGCTTCTACCGTTTCTTCGGCAGGAGCTGGAACGGTAGTGTCTGACACTTGTTCTCCTTCGGTTGGGTTGTCTGCTTCAGCGGTTGCCGGAGCAGAATCTTCTTTTGGTGCTTCGTTCTCGGAAGCAGCGACTTCGCTTACTCGAGCGGAATCAATCGCAGGATCAGTAACTAAGGAAACTTCATCGAGCGTTGCTGAGGTAATCTGCATAACGCCTTTGTTATTTGTCCATTCATTTATTTGTGCGCCGACGCTAAATCCGTCGCGCAAACCTTCGGTGGCCTCAACAAGCGCATCTTCGCCGGCCATTGTGTTAGCAATCTTGAATGTAGCCACAATGCCATTGGCAGTTACTTCGTGACTCATCATTTTGCCAATTGGTCGAGTTCGGTCGTGCTCGAGAAGCAATTTAACCGGCTTCATTTCAATTGAATCAGCAGCGAAAACAGTTGGGCCGACAGAGGTATTACCCTGTTCGTTCCAAGTGACAATTGTGCCGCTAATGGTGCGTTTTACTGTGTCCGCAGCCGTGACAGTCATTGGCATATTGATCTTCATCGGATCAAGTCCTCTTCTTCTTGGATTTGCTCAACGCTCATCGCGCCGATGCGGTTTAGGATTTCATAAACCTGCGCACGTTCTAATGGGTTGCCGCGCAGGAAGTCGTCCAAGTCAAAACGCACTTCGGTTGTTGCTGGGACGAAATCTGGCATTGATAGACGCTTTTCAATCGCAGTCAATAATGGGCGTAGTGAGAAATCAACCAAAGAGCGCCGCTCACTAATTGAATTTGAGTAAGTCATCGAAGTAGTTTCGGCGCTCAGGAAGTATGCTGGAATTCCAGCTGCTCGAGCCAATTCTAGTGCGACATATTGACGTGCTTCGGCAAGTTGTAATGATTTTGGATCATAACCAAATTCTTTGAGATCAACGTCAGCATTAAGGAAAGCCGTTGAGCGAGTTTGGCGAGCAGTTCTCCAAGCTGATAAAAGCGATGAAACTCTTTCCGCCGTTAAATTTGTTCCGTTTGATTTGAGAACCATTGATGGATTAGGTTCTTTTGCGTAATTAACCGCAGCGTTCTCAAGATAAACCGCAGCAGCAACAGTTTTACCTGCGCGATGTAGAAATCCTTCGTCGTAACCATCAAAGCGAACAATTGAACCAATTCCGGAATTTGGCACATCCATTCCATCGACTTTGTATGACTCAATCATTGTGTTACGAAAATTTGTATCGACAGTAACTCGATCAGGTGAAACGCGAGTCCAAGCGCGGACTTTTCCGCCGTCGGTTGCAGAATACATTTCAAGCACTTGTCCATAACCAACGCCATAAAGCCAAATATCTTCGGCGAGCCAAGTATAGATAAGTGATCCTGGAACTCTTGGGTCTGGTTGATTGATAACGCGCAACGGATCAACGTGTTCGCCGGTAAGTTTGTTATATTGCTCGAGAGGTAATGAGCCAGTCGTTCCGCAGATGATATTTCTAGCGCGAGCAATTGAAGGAACGCTCATTGCAAGCTGACGAGTCGTATTTGTTGCGCCGCCGAGAATGTTATAAACGGAATCACTAATCTGAACGGGGGTTAGCGCGGCGGTAACGTCGCTAGTCTTTTGCGGCGTTTGCGCAGTTACTTGTGGAAATAAGAAATCTCTGATAGCACCCATTGAGCCTTTATTGTAAGGGCCTTGTGTTACAAGATAACAATATCGACGCCATCATTTGCTTTTGTGGCGTAGTGAGTTGCCATTGCCGACGCAACCGCTCCACAGATAATCGCATTAGAGACCTTGCGACCCATTACCCATCCGCCATCACCGAAAGGCAATTTGACGGCGGATAGGCATTGTTTTGTTAGCTCATCTTGTCCCGAGTGAGCCAACCGCTGAGATGAAATCGCTCCCAGTAATTCATCGCAGCTTTGGGCGTAGTCGATGCCGTCTATCGGCTCAGTCTTAATCCCAGCCGGTGCTAATCGCGCAGCAACGGCTGATGCAGTTCTGGCTGAATAGGCAACCAGTTGCACCGGATATTTACGAACCCAATCGGCTAAATCGTTAGCCAGAGACTTGTCGTCGAGATTAGACGGATTGTGCCAAGTCTGCAGAAGAATAACTTGGAACTGATCTCCCTCAAGTTTCTGACTAGCGACTAGCGCCGCTTGCTTCCTATCCGGACTGAGATCAATAGCCAGCCAAGTGTCCTTCTCAGGATCAAGTCTGAGACCCTCGACTCGACAAGATTCCCATTGAGAAGGGTTAATGACTGGATTGATGGTATCAACCCATTGGCATAAAACTTCTGTGCGCACAATATCTTCGGGGTCTGACAACACGGCGCGGATATTGTCAGGGTGAACTGTGTAGCCAAGTGACGGATTAGCTTGGCAGACACCGAGCCAGAAATCTGATGAGTTATCGAATTTAATGCCACTAGGAGCAGACCATTCGAACCAACCAATGTCATCAGAGCCGCCGTGAATGGCAGCATAGGCTCGTTCGCGTAATTTGTTTAAGACTATTGAGTGCTGATCTCCGGCATTTGAATAAACCCATATTTGAGGATTTGGGCTAGCCATCTGGGTATATCGCAAGGCAGACCAAACGTCCTCGTCTTTGTATTCGCGAGCTTCGTCTAAATGAATAGTTTCTGGAGCCGCAATGCCTCGACCGGCTGAGTTGTTGGCTCGGACGATATATCGGCGACCTTCCGTAAATTGCAATTCTTGAAATCCTTTACTTTCCAGCTTCTTAGTAAATTCGGCGGCTAGTCGGGGAGTCTGCTCGATAATTCCGTAGATTTTATAAAACAATTCGGCGCTCGTTGTAAGTTTGTGCGCCGTATGAACCTGTAATTTCTCTTTGAGAACGTAGATTCTGAACAAGATTTGGAGCGCCATAAAGGTCGATTTGCCTTGCTGACGTGCGCACAAAAGGGTAACAACTGGGTGCGCCCATCGACCATCCGGCTTGTATTTCAGCGAGTGATGGGCCAACCATTGCTGCCAAGGAAGGAGGGTGTAACCGATTTCCTCGCAAAACTTAATCATTTGTTCGCCGTGAGAGGGTAAATCGCTGAGTTTTGTGTGAATTCGTGGGTTCGGCACACCACGGTAAGCCGATTCGTCCCGAGTCCGTGCGATCTCTTTCGATTGCTCCATTAATCTCCAGAGTCGGCCAGATAATGAACGGACGACCCATTTTCAGGGAAAATCTTCCCGAT